TGTGGTTCATACCCTAAAAAGTCGAACCATTTTTGCTTATAATCATTTAAAACTTGCATATATCCACCTTTCTAATTTAACTTACGAAGTAGGACAAATGCAAGATATAGTATTTTGCATTAAGAAATACACAACATATAGGAGGGCAGTATGTCCGAAGAAAATAAAGTATCAAACGAAACAGTAGTGGAACAAGGTACGGAGAATGTAGCTCAGGAATTAGCTCAGAATGAGTACATAGCAGAAAGCAAGAAGTATAGAAAAAGAGCTCAAGATGCTGAAAATAAGTTAAGCAATCTACAAAAACAGTTAGAAACTCAACAAAATCAAAAACTTAAGGAAAAAGAAGAATACAAAACTTTAGCTGAAAAATACGAAGCTCAAGTTAATGACCTTAGTCCTTACAAAGAAAAGTATGAAGGTATTGTTGAGCAAAGAAGAACTAAATTGTTAGAAAGATTACCTGAAGATAGGCGTGAAACTTTTAAAAACAAAGATTTGGATGTATTAGAATTTATGGTTTCCGAACTTAAATCTAAACCTTCTGACGTATCTGCTAGAAATCTTGTTGGTACTAAAAATCAAGAATTTGGTGGTTATGGTTCTTGGCAAGAATTTGCAATAAAAGATCCAGAAGGTGCTTCTAAAGCTATTGAAGAATCTACAACAAACTTTATAAAATAAATTGTCAAAATGAAGGTCTTTTTAGACAGTTGAAAGACAATAAGATTGGAGAACTAAAATGGCTAATACAGACGTAGGCGTTGCAGCTGGTGGATTAGGAAAAACTATAGCAGCAGCAATCGTACAATTTAATAAGGCTTCAGTTACGCCTAGAACAGTATCTATGGCATCTGCTGTGCCTGGTTCAAACACAGTTCAATTTCCTGTGTATGCAAAACTAGACCCAGCAACTGTTGTAACAAACGAAGCAACTGGAGATGAAGATACAGAAGTAGCAGCAACAAGTATCACAACAACTGCAACTAACGTTGAAGTATTAAGAAATCATATCAATGCTAGAATCACAGACTTAGCAGCTTATGGTAACAATGATGCTTTAATGGTAAATGCAGGACAAGTTCTTGGTAATGCAGTTGCAGCTGAATTTGATGCTAATATCTGTGCTTTATTTGATGGCTTTGCTACATCTAAAGGTACTGATGATGGTTTAAGATTCATTGATATTATGGATGCAGTAGCTTCATTAGAAACTAATGATGCACCAAGACCATACAGTGCAGTATTACACCCACAACAAGTATATGGTTCATTTGGTTTATCAAATGAATTAGCACTTACAGCAACAGCTTCAAGTGTTGGTGCTTTTGCACATGGTGGTGCTTCTTCAGTAGGTGAACAGTTCTATGGTGCTGGTTTTGTAACTCAAATAGCAGGTATTGATTTCTATACATCGCCTCAAGTAATTGATGGTGCTACAGGTAGAAAAAAAGGTGCTATCTATTCAAAATCTGCTCTAGGAGCTGGTTATATTGACTTTGGTGGAGGAAACTTCATAGAGTTAAAAACTGAAAGAAATGAGCTAGGTGCTTCAACAAATATGGTTGCTAACGGCTATTGGGCAGTTAGTGAATTAGTTGATTTACACGGTGTAGAAATACATACTGAAATATCTTAATTGATATAGTATCTCAATATACAGGAGGGCGTAAAAACCCTCCTGTTACATATTATGAAAAATAAAAAAGACATAGGTAACTTAAATAATAAAGAATTTGGATGTGAACTTGATCCTACCAACAAATTAAAACTTGTTGAAGATAAAGAAAAGGGTCAAAAAGCATATTATAATGGTAAACCAATGAAGTATATGGATTATATGCAAGAAGTTACTAATAGAGTTAAAAGAAATAAAAACGGCAAAGGTGCAAACAATATTGGCATTTTTAGTGTTGGTGTAAGTTTTGATGATGATGGTAATATAATTAGATAATTAAATGGAGAAAAAAATGGCAGAAGATAAAAAAGAAGTTAAAAAAGTAGTTAAAAAAACAACTAAATACAAAATTAGCAAAACAAATGGTAATGTAATATATAGAGATTCGCTATCTGAAGCTGAAATCAAAATGTACAAATCCAAAAAGTGTAGTGTGGAGGAAGTATAATGAGAAGTGGCAAAAGTGATTATAAAATAATAAGAGTTACACCTACGCTTGACACAAATGCTTATGCACAAGGTGATGTTTTATTTACTGCAACAGAAATACCAAATGCAGTTGTAGGTCTTGGTGGTTGTTCTAAATTAGTTGGTGGTTATATTTTTGATAAAACTGATGGTACAGATGATATATTTTTTATATTTACTCAAGGAAATACAGCTCTTGGAACAATAAATGCAACTGCTAATATAAGTGATGCAGATTTACTTGCTAATAATATATGTGGCTTAACTAAGATGGATAACGATACAGCAACATCAGGTGGTCATATTGATAATTCAAAAATACATCAAATGGCTCCTGCTTCTTTATCAGGAGAAAATAATGATAATTTATGTTTTCTACAAGCAGAAGATGACAGCACAAGTGTTTATGTTCAAGGTATATTGACATCATCAACTACTCCTACATATGCAGATGGCGATATACAGTTAATACTACATTTAGAAAAATAATGTCTGAATTACAAAATGGTAAAGGCGATTCTTATAGAATCCCTATAACTGATAAGCAGTATAAAGAAAACTACGACAAGATTTTCAGGAAAGAAGAAAATGAGCTTAATAGACAGCATTAAAGAGCACGAAGGCTATGTAGGCGTAGTCTATAAAGATAGTTTAGGTATAGACACTATAGGTTACGGCTTTGCAATAAAAGATTTAGAATTAGATAGAGATATATGCGACATTATTCTTGAACGTAAACTACACGCTTTAGAAGATAGTATTAATTTAAAGTTTAGTTGGTATAAGTATATGCCTCAAGAAATTAAAGATGTTGTTATGGAAATGTGTTATCAATTAGGTGTAAGTGGCGTTTCTAAGTTTAAGAAAACTATAGCATACTTGCAGAATAAACAATGGGAAGAAGCATCAGTAGAAATGCTTGATAGTTTATGGGCAAGGCAAACACCTAATAGAGCAAAAGAATTAAGTAATAGAGTTAAAGAGGTAGATAGTGGACATTGAAAGCCTAAAGGTTGGTGGACTTGGTTTAAGTGGTTATATAGTTCAATGGACAGATTTATTTAGTCCATTAGTTGGGTTATGTTATCAAATAGTGCTTATTGCATTTTTTTTATATCAAATTAAAAAAATAAAAAGTGAGATAAAGTAGATGGATAAAGGCGTAGTTAAAAGAGTAATAGTAACGCCTGACAAACATTTTCCTTTACACGACCAACCTGCTATAAATTGCCTAAAAAAGACTATAGAAATAGTCAAACCTGATGCCTATGTAGATATAGGTGATGTAGGAGAATGGCACGCATTTAGTGCTTGGAGATTTAAAAGAAAGAAAGCTCCACCACTTGAATACCTTATAGAAGATTTTGAAAAAGACGTAAAAGATGTCAATGCTGGTATGGATCAGATTGATGAGGTTCTTGACAAAGTTAATTGTCACGAGAGATACATTACAGAAGGTAACCACGATAATTGGTTAAACTTTGCTGTAGAGAAGTATCCTTACATACCTCAGTATAAATTTGCTAATGCAGTCAATCTAAAGGATAGAGGATATAAATATATTCCCTTTGGAAAACACTTAAAATTAGGTAAATTATACCTATATCACGGACATCATTATGGAGGTCAATACCATACTTCCAACCATTTGCGTAAACTTGGTTGTAATATTATGTATGGGCATTGGCACGAACTCCAACAAATGTCTGTTACTCATAAAGACGGACCTAAGTCTGCTTGGAGTATCGGATGTTTAAAAGATATGAGCGATGAAGCAAATTCTTGGCTTGGTGGTAGACCTATTAACTGGGCACACGCATTTGCTATAGTAGATTTTTTTAAAGGTGGACTATTTACAGTTCACATTATACAGATAATAAACGGCAGAACTTCGTTATGGGGTGAGGTTATAGACGGAAATGGGAAATGTTGATACAGAAGATGATAATACAAGCTGTTGTTAAGCTCGTAAAAAAACAATTCAAATTAGACAAAGTCCTACAATACGTTGAAGAACCTAACGAATTAGACGAAGAAGTTAGACAACTTAAAAACAGAGTTGAGATGTTAGAGATTATTTTAAAAAAGGAGAAATAATATGTTAGATTTTATTATAAATAATGCAGGATTATTAGCAGGTGGTACAGGTGGTGGAATTACACTTTATTTGCTTAAAAAGGTACCAAATAAAGAGATTTGTGCTTGGGTTGAGTCAATATGTTACACAATGGGTAAAGTTATGACTTTAGGATTATCTAAGTGGAAATTTACTAAGAATATATGGAACAAAACAGTAGAGCCTTATTTTATTGATTTACTGGATAACTTTGTAGGTTCAGCAGTAAGAGGATTCATTAAGGGGTTACGAGT